GTCTGATAACGAAGAGGCTTTGGCTCGTCATTCCTTGAACAATCAACAGTTCAACGTGGAAAGCGCTAATCCAATGGAGCAGCGCGTCTTGTACGTTGAGGCTTATGCGCGTGTTGACTATGACGGCGATGGAATCCCTGAGTTGCGCAAGATTTGCACAATGGGTCCAAGCTACGAAGTCAAGCGCAACTTACCAACTTCTTACATTCCATTCGTGGCATTCCCATGTGACCCAGAGCCACATACATCGCCACTGGAAGCTGGTTCGATCTTTGACATCACGCACGACATCCAAGAGATCAAGTCTGAGATTTTGCGTAATACGCTGGATTCGCTGGCTCAGTCTATTCACCCACGCACTGCCATCGTTGAAGGCCAAGTCAATATTGACGATGTGCTGAACAACGAGACAGGCGCTGTGATTCGTATGCGCGCGCCAAATATGGTTCAGACCTTTGCTCAACCGTTTGTTGGACAAGCTGCTTTCCCAATGCTTGACTATGTGGACAGCATCAAGGAAGACCGTACTGGTATGTCCAAAGCCTCGATGGGCTTGAATGCTGACGCTTTGCAGTCGTCTACCAAGGCCGCTGTTGCTGCAACGATCAGTGCTTCTCAAGGCCGTATTGAGTTGACTGCTCGTTTGCTGGCTGAAGGCATGAAGACGCTGTTCAAGAAGATTTTGTTCTTGACGGTTACCCATCAAGACAAGGCTCGCATGATTCGTCTGCGCAACGAGTGGGTGCAGATTGACCCACGGGCTTGGGATACGTCAATGGACGTGACTGTCAATATTGGCTTGGGCAATGGCGACACCAATGAGAAGTTGGCTGCTTTGGCAACTATTGCAGCCAAGCAGGAGTTGATGTTCCAGCAAGGCGGCTTGCAAAACCCATTGGTTGATGTCCACCAATACTCGTACACCTTGCGAAAGATGGTCGAATTGACCGGCTTTAAAGATGCTTCTATGTTCTTTAAGGACGTTCCAGAAGGCTGGAAGCCACCACAACAGCAGCCAAAAGCCACTCCAGAAGAGGTATTGGCTCAAGTTCAGGCGCAGTCTATTCAAGCCGACATCCAGAAAAAGGCGGCTGAACTAGAACTGAAACGTCAACAAATGATGCTTGATGACGACTACCGTCGAGATCAAATGAATCAAGATCGACTACTTAAACAATACGAACTTGAGTTAAAGTACAACACACAGATCAGCACTGCCCAAATCGTGGCAGAGCAGAATGTAAACCGCGAGGCTGTAAAGCAGCAAGCAGCGATTGTTCAACAAGCAGTTCAACAAGCGCAGCCTGAGATGCAGCAGCCAATGCAACCCATCAACCCACAAGGAATGGTCTAAGTGAGCAACGAAGAAACTGTAAGAAAAGGAAAGAAGGCCGAGAGTCTGATACAGGACGAAGCCTTCTCAGCAGCTCTGCTGCAAATGGAGAACGATGCTGTCTGGCTTTGGAAAAGTACGAAGCCAGAGGACACCGTGAAAAGAGAGAGCGCGTGGCACATGATTCAAGCCGTGGAGCAGTTCCGTTTACAGATCAACAAGATCATGGACAACGGCAAGATTGCTCAGCGTGAGATTCAACGCGCTCAGAAATCATTGGTATAAAGGAATTTGGAAATGTCAGGAAATAACGCCAATCCGTCTGGAAGCGTCCAAGCAGGACCAATGTCAGTGGCTGATGCAGCCAGTGCTCTCGATCAAATGATGGCTCCTGAAGAGGGACAAAGCCAAGAAGTTGACGAGGCGCAGTTGACTGAAGACGAAGAGTCTGAAGTCGCGGCTTCTGTTGATGAAGAACTTGACGTGCAAGACGACGAGTCAAGTGATGAAACGACAGAGGAACAGTCGGAAGATTCTGATGAAGCTGATGAAGAGGAACAACCACAAGTCTTCACCGTCAAAGTTGACGGCAAAGAAGTCGAAGTGACGTTGGACGAACTTCAGCAAGGCTACAGCAGGACCCAAGACTACACACGAAAGACGCAACAGATCGCTGAAACCCGTAAAGCGGTTGAGGCTGAAGCTGCTGCTATTCGTGCCGAGCGTGAACAGTACGCTCAATTGTTAGGAGCGTTGAAACAGCAACTTGAGACTGCTGATGAGAAGCCTGTTGATTGGGAACGTCTTTACGCAGAAGACCCCATTGAATGGGTACGTCAGCGAGAGTTGGCGCGTGACAAACAAGAGAAGATGGCTGCTATTCAATCCGAACAGCAACGACTTTCTCAATTGACACAGCAACAACAAGCAGAGCAAATGAAAACTATTCTTGCGAAAGAGCAAGAGCAGTTGATTAAGGCTTTGCCTGAATGGAAAGACTCCAAGAAAGCGAAGGCTGAAAAGGCTTTGTTGATGGAGTTCGGTCAAAAGATCGGCTATTCAGAAGAGGAACTCAAGAATGTTTTTGACCATCGGGCTGTCGTCACGTTGCGTAAAGCAGCGTTGTATGACCAGATGATGTCTAAGCGTAAAGACATCAAACCCGTAGTCAACAACGGCCCCCGTCCAGTAAAGCCAACGGCTGCTGGTCGAGTCTCCAATTCAACTGAATCTACTCGCGCAAAACAGCGTCTTGCAAAAACTGGTCGTGTCGATGATGCGGCTTATGCAATTGAACAACTTTTGAAGTGAGGCACTTAAATGGCTATCGTAACTAACACCTTTACCACCTATGACGCAAAAGGCATCCGCGAGGACTTGTCTAACGTCATCACAAACATCTCTCCCGAAGAAACTCCTTACATGAGCAACATCGGTCGTGAGTCTGTCAGCAACTCTTTGTACGAGTGGCAAACAGACGCATTGGCTTCTGCTGCTGCTAACAAGCAGTTGGAAGGTGATGATGTCACTTCTTTCGACAGCGTGACAGCCACTGTGCGTATGCAAAACTACGCTCAGATCAGCCGCAAGACAATCGTGTTGTCTGCTACTGAAGAGACTGTCAACAAGGCTGGTCGTCGTAGCGAATTGGCTTACCAAATCGCCAAGCGCGGCGCTGAGTTGAAGCGTGACCAAGAATTCACAATGTTGAACGGCGCTGTGGCTGCTGCTGGTAACAGCACAACTGCTCGTGGTACTGCTTCGTTGGGCGCATTCGTCAAGACCAACGTTGATATGCAAACCAACGGTGCAAACCCTGACTACACAACTTTGCCTAACAGCGCTCGTACAGACGGCAACGTCCGTACATTCACTGAAACCATCCTGAAGAACGTCATCCAAAAGGTGTGGTCTGCTGGTGGTACGCCAAAGATGTTGATGACAGGTCCAGTGAACAAGCAGCGCGTGTCTGGCTTCTCTGGCATTGCTTCTTCACGTTTCAACATTGAAGGCGGCGCTCGTCCTGCTACTTTGGTTGGCGCTGTTGACATCTATGTGTCTGACTTCGGCAACGTGCAAGTTATCGCTAACCGCTTCCAGCGTGAGCGTGACGCATGGGTGATCGACCCTGACATGGCTAAAGTGACGACTCTGCGTCCTTACCAACAAGTTGAACTCGCTAAGACCGGCGATGCTGAAAAGCGTATGCTGATCGTTGAGTGGGGTCACAAAGTGTTGGCCGAGAACGCAATGGGCTTGGCTGCTGACTTGATTACTTCTTAATCAAACCAGAGAGAGGGACGGAGAAATCCGTCCCTTTTTTTATATGAACGAATCACGACTCTTTGATTACGACGAATACACAGGCTTAAAAAAAGTCTGGCATTACGATGCAGAGAAGGATGAAGCAACGATTGAGACTGTTCAAGATGTTTCATCAATCATTGAGACAAACAAAATTGATTTGGCTCAATCAGAAAACAACGGCTGGAAAGGTGAGTTCCATCACGTTGCTCGTATCCCTTTGTCTGTTTACTACAAGCTAAAAGCAGAAGGTAAATTAGACGATGACGCTTACATGAAGCGTTGGCTCAATGACCCTGACAACCGATTCTTTCGCGTGAAAGAAGGACAAGTATAAAAATGACACAAGAAACCGTAAATTACATTGCAGTATGCACACCAGCGAGAGATATGGTCCATGCGAACTTCACGTTCTGCTTGGTCAATATGGTGGCGTACCACACACTAAACACACCAGACGCAATTTGCCTAAAGATCAATCAAGGCACATTGATTCAGAATCAACGCGCTGATCTATGCCTTGAAGCAATGCGTGAGGACTGTACCCACGTCTTGTTCATTGATTCAGACATGACCTTCCCACAAGACATGGTTGGTCGTTTGCTGGCGCATGACAAGGACATCGTGGCTACAAACTGCGCTCGTCGTCGTATGCCAACTGGACCAACAGCCCGTGGATTAAATGGTCAACTTGTCTATTCAATGCCAGATTCGACAGGCTTGGAAGAGGTCGAGTCCATTGGCATGGGCGTAATGCTCATCTCGCGCAAAGTATTTGAGTCTTTGTCAGAGCCTTGGTTTGAGACTCCTTGGCGTACAGACAAGCGCGGCTATATTGGAGAAGATATTTTCTTCTGTCGCAAAGCACAGGCTGCTGGATTTAAAATATACATAGACCACGATGTGTCGAAGGAAATCGGACACATTGGGACATTTGAATTCAAACACGATCACACTTGGGTGATGCGTGATTTGGAGAAGGCTAAAGAGGCAACCTAATGGCACTTTCAACGTATTCAGAGTTAAAGACTTCGGTTGCAGATTGGCTCAACCGAGCCGATTTGACATCCACAGTTCCTGACTTCATCTCTTTGGCTGAATCCCAAATTGAACGTAAGTTGCGTACTCGTCAAATGATTGTTCGTGCTGACGCGACGATTGACACTGAATACAGTGCTGTTCCTGCTGACTTCCTTGAAGTGAAGTCTCTCAAGCTGCAAACGAATCCAGTGACTCCTTTGCAGTTTGAGACAATTGACTCTCTTGACAATTTGCAGTCTCAATATCCATCGTCAAGCAAGCCACGATTCTTTTCAATCGTTGGCGGTCAGATTCGTACTGTTCCAATTCCAGACGGTGAATATACGGCTGAGTTAACTTACTACGCAAAGTTGTCTAAGTTGTCAAGCGCAAACACAACCAACTGGTTGTTGACTGCTGCTCCTGATGTTTACTTGTATGGCGCATTGCTACAGGCTGCTCCATACTTGAAGGATGATGCGAGAATATCAGTGTGGGCAACGCTGTATACGTCAGCAATGGAAGACTTGCAAGTTGCTGATGATCGTGGTGCAACTTCAGGCGGTGCTTTGAAGGCAAGAGCAAGAACTTTCGGATAAGGATTAAAGATGTCATCTTTTAGCGACTACACAGAGAATCTC